CAGATAGTCGGAAACGTAGCTTGTCACGGGTACGGGCTAGAAACGTATTGAGTCGCTCACCCCACTCACTCCATGAGTTTGCAATAGGTGGTGGTGGCAGTTCGCCGCTCATCTACGCCCACCTGACTCAGCGTTAATTCGCATGACACCAACGCGCCAATCTTCATTGCCCGTAGACTCAACGCGAATCCTCACCTGACGCCCTGTAAAGCGCACTGAGGTAGGCATATTGGTTAGGTCATAGTAGGTGCTAGATGATGGATAAGTACGCTCTGTGTCGTTAGGGTGGAATCTGGTCTTGAACTGAACCTGAACCTCACCGGCTGTATCTTCGTCAGCAATCAACTGATTGACCTTCATCACCGTGTCACCGTTACCGAGTGAGATAGATGAAGATTCGGCAAATGGCGTGTAAGAGCCGTGACCTACGCCATGTAATTCGTGATCGTAGATGATGCCTGATGCGTCAACCCAACGTGGCTCATCAAATACACCCTGGTCTGCGCCACAGGTACGGTCAATGCTACCGATCTCCCAGTGACCTTCAAGGTAATCGTAGGCAACGTACTTGTCGCACTCGATAGAGCCTTCAGATGGGTAGAACCACCAAATCTCGCCATATTCTGAGTTGTGTACTGCGCTGACCTTACTGATCTGGTTAGCGTTCATGTCCTCAAAGACGTAATCCTGAACCTCACACGGAAGCTGCTTAGCGATAGAGCCGTCAAAGTAGTAGAACGCCTCACGTCCAATCCAGAACGCGCCCTGATCGATAGCCACCAAGCCTTTACGCGATGCAGCACCGCAAGCCGTACCAACGCGCTCAAAGCCGTAGACGTATGGCGCACCCTGATAAGTAGCAATATGCGCGTCAGTGTTAGTCACTAGCAATGTACGTCCACGCATACGGACGCCTGCCATGATCTCGCCACTGGTCTGTAATTCGATGTCACCGGCTTCGTTAGTGGCCAATGGTGTCCATGTGGTGTTGTCTTCACGGTCACACCAAGCCACTTTTCGTGGGTTGCCGTCAGCCTGGAGCGCAAAGATAAAACGCTCTTCCGTTACAACCAAGCCCTTGCAGGATTCTGGGCTATTTGCGATCTGTGCCGCAGGATTAGATGTGTTTAATTGCCATTCGTAGAGCTTGCCGTCAGAGGTAGCACAACCGACTAAATACTCGCCCCAGTTATCCAATGCCCATGAGTCAGCTTCTTGGAATACGCCAGAAGATGGCTGTTTAACGCCGTATAGCGAGCCACCATAGGAGAAGAATCCACCGCCGTAAGCTGTATTTACAGCCGCGTGTTCATTACCTGTATTAAAACCAGTAGGCGTGATGTCTGTCGCTGTGCCAGAAGCATTGACGTACAAAAGCTCGTTAGCTGAACCTAATGCAGTGTTAGTACCTGCGGTGTTGTCAATCCAGACGTGCATTGCGCGAGGGGCTGCAGTAATACTAGATGATACGTCATGCTTCGTAATCCAACCGCCAACAGGACGCATTGAGCCGTTAGACCAACGCACAAGGTTAGCGTCACGCCAACGATTTGAACCTTCAAAGTCAGTGCCTGTACGGTAGATGCCTGCCGGTAATTTAATCGGAATTAGTGACATATCAGCTTACCTGTCCTAAGCGAGTACCCGCTACAGCCCATGTGATGTTTGAATTGCCAACAGCATAATAGCCTGCTGCACCGCCTGAGCCGCCATTTTGGTTTACCCAGTCGTAGTAGTTTACAGAAGATACTTGACCACTAGAGCCTGCCTGACCCAATGTACCACCGTTACCGGCTGCACCTGAGTATGAGCCAGATTGCTGACCACCGAAGGCATAAGTAATACCGCCACCTGTACCTGCAGATGTAAAGCCACCTGACGTACCGTTAGAGCCAGTTCCGTTGATGCCGCCAGTACCAGAACCATAAATGCCTGTAACGTAGCCTGCGCCACCACCGCCACCAGAAGCACCACAGCCTGTTAAATTACCGCCGTGTGACTTACAACAGCCACCACCGCCACCGCCACCACCGCCGCCTGCGATAGTGCCGTTATTGGTGATTGTCATAGCGTAGTTAGCGTAAATGCCACGTCCACCTGCTTCACCTGATGGAGCTGTGTCAGAACAACAAACACCGCCATTACCACCGTCACCACCTGCACCAATGATGTAGCCGTTATTAACTACTGTGATTGTGTCGCCAGAGGTAAATCCATCGGCTGTCATAGCATAAGAAGCACCCGCTGCCGGACTACCGACATAAACACCAGAATTAACCGTTACAGTCACATCACTGATGCCTGCTTCGTAATTTCCAGTACCCTGAGCCGCAGAAAGAATATTGTAGCCAGTAGTGTTAGACGCAATGGTCAGTGCAATTTGCATACGGTTAGTGGCGTTGTAAAACCCACCGAAGCGTATTGCGCCAGAGGTTGCGATATTTGCGTTCTGTGATGCGTTAGGAACCAAACTACCATTACGGTAAAACTCACTCATTGAGTAAGGTGTAGTGTCGTCAAATTCAGCCGCAATCTGGCTGAATGATATTGCGCCAGAACCTTGCAGAGCCATTAGACAGTACCGAATGCAGTAATATCGCCAACAACGGTCAGATTACCTGAGCCGTCTAATTTCATTTTGTTAGAACCGCCGGTTGCAAAATACAACACACCGGCAGTTTCTGTGATCGTCCAGTTACCCAGGTCAACTGTTGTTACGTTAGCTGTAGTCACATTAGCGGTAGTGATCGTTGCTGTGGTCATCGTGGCTGTACCAGATGAACCGTAAACCATCGCCTTGCCATCAACCACTGTGTTGGCAACCGCGCCATCGAGCAGGTTTAGCTCGGCAGCAGTTGAAGTCACGGCAGTTCCACCGACTTTCCAAGAGCCTGCTGTCAGGTTAGGTGCTACCGCAGTAGTGCCATCCAGAAGGTCATCTAGCGTGTCAAAATTGGTATTGAGCTTAGTACCCCAAGTGTCCTCAGACGCGCCAACTTCAGGCTTGGTCAGACCGTAGGTAGTAGTAGTGGAATCTGCCATTGGTTATCTCCGTAGTTTGACCGATTATACGGCTTCCTGAATTGTTAATGTACCTGCCTCAACCTGACGCATGATTTCTGCGTAGTGGCGGTTAGCAGGGTCTAGTGGGACTGACATGGTGATGCCGTCAATTGTTGCATTGATACAAACAGGTTCTTCGCCAAACCCCATGTACTGAGCCGATATAATATTCATTTCATTCATTGTTATAACTCCGCATCGACTTCATAGTGAACCCAAGTTTCTGTAGATAGTCCTGCCGACCCCACGCTAACTCCCGTGTAACCACAGAACTTAATTGAGTCTTCTTTTGTATAGGTAAAACCGGCAAAATCTTGGGTAGCTCCATTGTGAGCATATAAACGGAATTGACCAGTAGCACCTGAGTTTGATGGGTTGTAAAAAACTACGGTAGGATCATTTCTCATAGTTACTGGGTGCGAAACTAACTGACTTCTATAACCAGTTACATCTGCAAACTGATGCCTAGTTCCTTGTAGCTGTACGGAATCTGTGGTAGGACTACCAACTACCCCCCGTGCTGCCATAGTGCTGTAGAAATACCGCTGACACAACGCCAGTTCTTCACCATAGCTACGGTGTTCAAATGGGGTTGCTACTGAGCCTACTTCGAGTTGGACTCCGGTGATTTCAAAAGTGGCGTTAGTTGTCGATACCCATGTTGAGTCTATATCAGACGTATAGCTAGATTCATCACTACTCGCCCAAGTATCTTCAACAAATGACGCAGATGTATAGTCAGTACCATAATAAGGAATCCACACCACACGCAAACCCGCAGAGTTGTCGTTGTCAAAAACAATATTGGTGCCACCAGGAATAACCTTAGTAACCTTAGTCCAAGTATCGGCGACTAATGGATAAGAAAATCCAAAATGTTGTGTACCTGAAGCTCTAATAACCACCCAGTAATCTTGAGAAACACTTGCTTTAGCCCAGAAACTAAATGTTACATTGCTAGATGCTGACTTGTAATTCCATCCGCTTGTTGCCATGTCTTGATCTTCAAGCGTTGTCTCTACTTGATAATAGCTAGTGCTTGCTGTATCAGGAGTAGTGTTTTGCATTTTTACAGAACTTCTAAACCCTAAGTCGAATGGATCTCCAGAAGTAATGTCTGCCTGAGTGCAGGTATATCCTGCGGCAACACTTCTATAAACTCTGAAACGATCTGCTACAAAACTACCGTTAGCAGTAAAGCTAGTACCCCTCTGAGCCACCTGCATAGCACCATTGATAATCAGGTTACGGCGACCAAGCTGTGGTGACGATGTTGTGATGATTGCATCTTGACTGATGGAGTTAGTGCCATCAGCTTTAGTAATCGTATCGACTTTTAAAGTACTCATGACTCCTCCTCTGTCGGTTTAGGGTGTGCATCTTTGACTGCTTGAATGGTTGCTGCCATCTCCGCAGGAAATACTCCGGCATGGAATAGGGCATCGAGTTGATCGCCGATAGATGGGTATTCAGTTACACGATCAATTTTATATTGATTAGGATCAACCCAATTTGCTATTGCATTAGCATCATACTCAACTACATTTTCATTAATGTCGTAAGCAACATCGCCACGAATAACGTGAACATTAGGGTAAAGTGCTGAAATTGCTCTGTGTTTATTCATCCTGCAATCTCCATAGCAATAATATCAGTTTTGACAGCAACACCAATTTTGTTACTTGTGGCTGTCGTTCTAAAGTAAACCTTATAATCAATAGAAGATGTGGTACTTGGTGAGTCTATATGAGTAAGAGTACACGTTCCTTTTTGATCGCCACCATAATCAGTATGCGTCCAATCGCCTGTTGAGCCGTCATAACCTTCAGTTATTTTAGTTGTACCTCTATGTATATAATACGATGCATACATAGTGTCAGCACCGCTTAACTTAAACACCATGCTTGTAGTAATTAGTATTTTGCTTGACGTACTTGATGGGGTAATAGAAACAGTACCCATTAACGTGTTTGTATTTGCAGCAGAAGCGGAAACTGTAGAAGCAATACTTGTTGATTGAACCTGCAACACCTTACCTGTAGTAATACCAGTAAGACCTGAGCCATCACCAGTAGGTGTCAAATAGGTATCTGCCAAATCCGCAGCAGTCACAGAACCATCAGGTAAACCACCTGCTGAGATGCCAGTGATTGTTCCACTGCCATTAATTGTAATCGCCATTATTCTGCTCCCACAGCATCAAGCTGTTCTTGTGTGGGTTGCGCTAGTGTTGGATGTTCCCAACGTGCAATGTAGTCACCGTTACCATCTGAGTCGTTGCGTAGCTCAATACTGCCATCTGCAAAGTTGTAAGTAGAAAGCTCAGGATAGATGGTTAAAATCTTGGTGTATAAATCCATTAGAAATCTCCAACAAACCAAGCAGTAAAGTAGTGGTTATAACTAGCTGCAACCTGCGGCGTTCCTGAACCATTAATATAACCATAAACTTCAAGATAATCAGTACTGCCGTTCATATAAACTAAATCATTATTGTTTGTGATAACGTAACTGCCGTTTGGTGTGCCTGACTCCCATGCGATCCAACCGCCCCTGTTGTATGCAGATCCATTTTTATAAATTGCTGAACCTGCTTGAGTCAGCGTTCCACCGCTTTGACCCAACTGCAGCTGCGAAGCTACCCAATAGTAACCTTCTTTATTTGGTGTAAAGCGGCTATTTGTAGTGTCATAACAGCTATCAGTATCAAATGCTTCGGTAGTAAAATTTACTTTAGTAAAAGTGTTGTTTGATGGGTTTTGAATACTTGAATGAACTGCTCTAAACGCAGGTGTTGGGCTGTATGAGGTAATGCCAGTAAGCTGACTACCATCACCAGTAGTCGTTAGCAATTCACCTGCTGCATCAGGCAACGTCAGTGTTCTATCTGTATTCGTATTAGGAGCCGCAATGGTCAGCGTACCTGTACCGCTTGCGTTACCTTCGATCTTTACCTTACTCATGAATATTCCTTAAACGATTGTCCAGACACTACCCGATGGGATAGTTACAGATACACCGCTGTCGATTGAAATAGGACCTGCTGACATTGCGTTGTTACCAGATGTGATGCTGTAGTTGGCTGAGATGGTGTTAGACATTTCATACAAGCCTTTAGTTGTGCTGTTAGCATCAGTATCTAAAGCTGCCCATGAAGCTGTTGAGCCGTCGGTTGTTAAGTAGTTACCTGATTCGCCTGATTGACTTGGAAGTGCGTCAATGCCAGTAAGTGCTGAACCATCACCTGTATATGATGTAGCTGCAACTGTGCCTGTTACGTTAATGCCTGTAGAAGTTGTGGCGAGTTTTAGTGAGTCGTTGTAATAAAGGCGAAATGGACCATCTTTTTCGCCCTGAGCATAGACTTCTCCAGTATCAGATTCTAAGGTGACGTAGTTTGCGCCTCTTACTCTAAGGCTTCCTGACCCAGTATCAGAAATATATGAATTAGAACCATCATGGTAAATCTGTAGGTCATTACTTGCACCAAACTGTGCTTTGTCGTTATCGCCGAAGGACAAGTTGCCTGTGATTGAATCACCAGTGTTCAAGATGTAGTTGTCAGGAATAGACTGTAACGCCGAATCAGCTAAAGCACCCTGAGCTGCTGTAGCGTAGTCAGTAGAGGCTGTAGTTGCCGCTGTACCTAAACCTAAGTTAGTGCGAGCAGTAGATGCAGATGCAACGTCTGACAGGTTATTCGCCGATGTCAGCAACCCTGCCACGCTAACAACCGTTACCTGCCATGTAGAGCCATTGTAGATACGGGTTTCGTTTGATCCTGTGTTGAAATACCAGTCACCTGTCGTAACAGCATCGCCATTACCGTCCACTGTAGGATCGGATGCGAGTGCGCCCAGGTATGTGCCATCAATCGCCTCTTGCGCTGACTCTGCGGCTGCTTGAGCTGCCTGAGCTGCCGTTGCAGATGCAGATGCATTGGTTTCTGAGGTAGAAGCATTACTAGCACTTGTTGCTGCGGCTGATGCTGAAGCGGCTGCGGCTGACTCACTAGCGGCGGCTGCTGTTTCACTTGCGGCTGCGGCAGTTTCGCTTGCACTTGCAGCGGTTTCACTTGCTGAGGCGGCAGTAGCTGAGGCTGCGGCTGCTGTAGCAGAGGTAGATGCGTTACTTGCCTGAGTGGTCGCAGTGGTAGCTGAGCTTGCGGCAGAGGTAGCACTTGCAGCGGCATTGGTTTCAGCGGTTTCTGCGTCAATCTGTGCGCCTAGAGCGGCGTTCTTGGCAGCTTCGGCTGCGGTTTCGGCAGCTTCTGCGGCAGTTTGTGCTGTTTCAGCGTTAGTTTCGGCTGTTTCAGCAGCTGTTTGAGCTGTCTGGGCAGCAGTAGCACTAGTTGCAGCATTAGTCGCTGATGTAGAGGCTTCTGACGCCTTAGTGGTAGCAGTAGCAGCACTGGTAGAGGCTGAAGATGCTGAATTACTTGCAGCGTTAGCAGAAGTTGATGCAGAGGTAGCAGAAGAAGCGGCAGCCGTAGCACTCGCGGCAGCGTTATCTTCTGAGGTTTCTGCCTGTTCTACTAAATCTTGTACGTTATCTGAATCGATATCGCCGGTCATTCCGGCTTGCTGTTCCCATTCAGTAGTAGACATTATTTATTCCTCATAACAAGCGGGCTGCCTGAATACATTGCGCCATCTGCGTCTGCGTTAGCCTGTTGCATGGCGGCTCCGTAAAGCTGCGCCCATACCATACGTTGATCTTCTTGCAAGTAAGGTGCTGAGTGTAATAAAGCACCGTAAAGGTAAAGGTCTGGATACAGCTCTAGTACCCAGTTAGATGTATCTGTTGCTGATAGCTGTGGAAGCTTGGCGTAATAGATCATGGTCAGCGTGTAATTGTCATCTGGAGCCGGTACAAACTCGATCTGTCCTGAGTTCATGGTGTATACCGTAGGCTCACCAGAGTTAGTCACCATGCTGAGCTTGCGGCGGCTAATCTCTGCCATTGACGCAAACTCAAGCGTCTTCTCACCGTGAGTGGTTGCGATGTAGAAGTGAACTGCCTCGATGAAGTCAGATGGCAGATTCTCAAACTGCTCGTCTACCGTAGTGGTAACACGGCGCTGCTGACGCCAGTGGCGTAGATCACGGCTGATCTGTGATTCAGCCAACTGGATAAACGTAGGAATGACAGCTGTCAGGTCATCGCGGTTCAGAAAGTCCGCGATCGTTGTCTGCAGGTTTGTGTAGTTTGTAATGGCCATTATTTATCGCCCTCTTCAGCGAATGCGCCCATAGTTCCCAGGATACCACCTGAACTTAAACCAATCTTACCACCAGTTAGCACGTAGTCACGGAATGTTTCAGGATCTACACCGAGCTCTTTAGCACGCTGCATGATCATGTTAGATAGCATCTCAAGCTTAGATGCGCCTACTGGTGATTCTACACCTGTTGCACCTGATGCCAGGCCCCATAAACGTGCTTGGGCAGGTACTGGCTTGAGGCCAACTTCTTCAGAGATGCCTGCCCACCATGGAGTCAGGGTATTCAGCTCTGGCGTTGTAACAGATTCACCTGGCACAACCTCTTCGCCTTTGATCTTCTTGGTGTTACGTGTATCGGCCAGGCCAACAGCACGCGACCAGTGGGCGTCACCTACTGGTGTGCGCCAGGAGCCGCCTAGCTCCTCAGGTAGTGAGGATTGTATGTAGGTTGGCACCTTTGGTGATTGCATCTGCAGCTCACCGGCTGCCAGGTAGTTCTGCAAAGGCACACCGTGTGCTGTCTTGTGTGCAAAGTGGCCAGGAATACCGGCCATGTCAGCAGGACGGCCCTCAGCTGACTGCTTGCCACCGTACTTGATGAAGTCGTCAATACGGTTCAGATTGTTTAGCCAGTTAGCACCAGTGCCACGGCGCATCTCAGTTGGTACGTCAGAGTTGGCCGACATAATACCAATGATGGTATTGAGTCGCTTGAACTCTTCGCCACCGGCCTCAGGCCCTAGTAGGCTTACCAGGCGTTGATGGGCAGGACCCATCTCATACCATGCATCCATACCCTGGGACAATCTTGGGTACTTCTCGCCTTCTGCCAGGATATCGACCAGGCGTTGTGTATTTGCCTTACCCATGACCATCTGGGCTGACTCAGCGCCCCTGGCCTTTGCGGGTGGCTGTACGTATGACTCAGCTCCCAGGCCACGCTCAGATGCCATGCCGGCTAATTCTTCACGGTTAACGCCAAATAGCTGCTTCATTGCGGGCAACTCTTCAGCTGTACGTGATGCTGCCTCTTCGGCTAATAGACGTGGATCTGCATATACATCAGGAAATGCCTTACGTTGAGCACCACGGATAGTGCTGCGGCTCTTGGTGCCTTCAGGCAGATTGCCTTTCTTTTTGGTCTTCTTGGCTGCCTTAGCCGCCTTGCTTGCCACTCGGCCTGCTGTGGTAACTGCTCTAAGAGCCATCGCCCTGCTCCTGCTGTAACAATATTGGTGCCATCAACGTCATGCCAACGACAGTAAGTAGTAATTCTGGGTGGCGCTTCAGTATTGCTTCACGCTCTTTACGTGAGCCATACGTTAGCACTTTTTGTACGCCTGCATCCTGGAGTAGATTGATTGTCTTGTTTAGCAGGTCAGGATCTTTTAGGAAATCGTCTGGAATCATTGCCAGGCGAACTTCATTCAAGCTTACATTACGGCCAACCTTGGCCTCAAAGTAGTCACCTGGGACCATCTCACTAAAGTATCGCTGCCAATCTTTAATCTGACTGGTGATGTTCTCGATATCGCCCTTTGACCATGGATCTTTGCCGAAGAAGTCCTTTACCGACTCATCATTCAGTAGTTTTGTGGCAAATATTTCACCGATTTCATTTTGCTTGTCGAAATCACCGCCCATATTCGCCTGTACGACATCGCGTATATCCTTCTGGATTTTTGGCCATTGGTTGCGGCTTGCGTTTCTGCTCCATGGGAACACTGTTTCGTCAGTTTCTATCAAGTGACGATTCTGCTGCATATCCTCCAGGCCGCTAAACTTTTTAGCCACCATTGCACGCTGATTTACTATGCCCTCACTGCCCTTTTGTGTGCCTTTACGCGCCTTGAATGCCTGGAGAGCTCGCTCTGGGCTGTACATACCAAATGGACCAACAAATTCGTTCACGCCTTTGCTTGTAGATGGATCTTTATATGCAGGAATAGCGCCAGTAGGACCCATATTTGGGTGTGCATCACCAGTAAACATTAGCTGTGGATCTGCGTATCCACCAAGACCTGGCTCGTCAATATATCCACGGCTGTTTTTCATGCCAAACCATGGCCGAACCCCTATCTCTTCATACATTTTTATATGTTCAGCAAGTGTTTGGCCATCAGCTCTAGCTGACTGCTCTAACATACTCATGGACCTTACAAAATCATTGAAATTTCTTTCCTGGTGTCCATGATATTTTGGAACCATCTCGTTTTGTTCCAAATAATCGTTGTAATACTTCTCAAATTGGGCGTTATCAACATCCTTCAATAAAGGCAGTTTGTCACGCAAACCGTCATAAACGTCTGTGCGTTGGTATCGCTTTTTCGGTAGATCAACACGACCAGTGTACGCATCATGAGAATATGATGCTGTTGTCGGCTCATCTATGATTTTGGGATCGAACAATAGCGAGATCTTGCCAAACTGGTCATTTGGGTTTTCAGCAGGCGAAACAGACAATGATGGCGCAACTAATTGACCTTTACCCTCTTTAACCAGTGCTTCCAGGCTTTGGAAGTCGCTGATGTTGTGCTGTGCTACCAGTGGGAAATCTTCCTTGGTCCTGGCAAAACGATCATGGAACTCGAAATATGGCAAATCGTTATGATCTATCTTCTTGTCCCTGAGCGCAGCATTTAGCTCTGGCCAGGTCTTGTATTCATTAAATGCATCAGTGCCGCGCTTTGGTCTAAATCCGTTGTACCAGAGATTTTCTGTTTGTCGCAGAGTTTTGGGCTTTATCAGCATCTCATCCCTACGCGCCATCTTGAAAAAATCACCGTCCAATGCGTAATCATACAATTGAGATTGTATTCGTTTGGGCTCAACCAACCATTTACCGGACTCAGGATCTCGGCCTTTGAAATCAAGATGCTCGCCATACGCAGGCACTTCGTTTGGATTCTCAGGAATGGGTGGCTTGAACTGCTCCTTGCTCATATTCATGATGCTAGGTGGAGCACGGTGCGCCCAGTTCCACTGCAAATCATTCACATCTGCCTGGCGATTCGAGAGAATCTGGTCACCGCTCTTGGTAATCAATGGCACTAGCTCTGACTCAGATCGTGGGTCATACAAGGTAGCGTCTTTGTACTTCCAGTGAGCACGCGGATCTGCCATCTGATTGAATGCGTAGTTACCCATTTTCTCCAATGGAATATCAACCTGGGTGTCACTGAGATTCCATGAGTATGGCTGCTTGCCAGTGACGATGAAGTTCTGGATCTCTTCCTCAGGCACTGGACCTTCTAAACGCTTCTGTGGTGGCGGCAATTGTGCCTGCTCGTCCATCTGCTCTAGCAGGCGAATGCGTGGCGACTCGACCACACCCTCAACACGTTTAGGATTTAGTGCGCCACCTTCACGTAATGGGTTAGGTATGCCTTTCAGGCCCTGGTACGCTTTTACGTACGGGTATGGCGCAAAGGCCATGGAAGAAAATGTTTCGATAGGACGGTTGCCCTCGCTGTAATCAGCAAAGGTTTCTGACATCGGGGTAAACTCAGGCAGCGCCTGGTCTGCGTCCTGATAGGACGGTAGCCAATCAGGTTGTGCCGCTTCAGCGTTGGCCATACGTGTACCAAACGCTTCCCACCAATTCATCTTATCGCGATCAGGCAGATCATCCTGGAGTTGGTAGAGTGCTGTGCCGATTGTGGATATATCGTGAGGTAGGGCGATTGCACCTGCAACCGTGCCACGTGCTGCCTGGCCACCCATGTCTAACAGGCCCTTGCCAAACTCAGCAGCACCCATTGGCTTAGGCTCAATGTTGCCATAGCCAGTATCTAGAGGGTCGCGCCCTTCATCATAGGACTCGTACCCAAGCAACCGCTCTAGAATTGTTTTGGCCATTCTGTCACCCAATGCACATAACTACTGGCATTGTAACGGTATTACAGAATTATGCTACACCCTTAATTGACCGTTTAATTGGCGCTCCCCAACTGTCAGACCTACGTACATTACCAGTGGCCAGGTAGCGGAATGCGTCAGCACCGTGAGATGTGAAGTCGTGTCGTGGTCTGCCTCGCCAGGTCTTCATCTTCTCGTCAAAGTCGCGCTGATACTGGCGCAACATCTCGATGCCACGGTCGCACTTCTCTTCGTCAAACCAACAACGATCCAACATTGATCTCGATGCCTGAATACCATCGTCTACACGTAGCTTCGGTGCAATCTCCACAGGACGCACTCCCAGGTTATCCAGAGTTTCCAAACGGCTCTTGCCAGTGCCTAGCTCTTTGACCTGCACGTCATGCGGAAGGATGTGGTATTCGTAGACGTACCCTCTGTCCTGCAAGACCCTGGCGTAATGGTCCAGGCCAACGCCTGAGTTTTCGTAGTAGTCGATTAGATGCACATCACCATTGGGCATGAATTGTGAGAACCAGATGGCTGTGGAATCTCCGACCCCCAGGTCCCAGGAAGTTACCACCCCGATGGTCTTGTCATAATGGACCTCAGTGATACGGCCGTCTTTGGTGGCCGCCTTCATCTCATGGCCGTAGTAGGCACCTGAGATGGCCGCCTCAAATGAGCACTCAAACTCCTGCTCGTAACGGTCTTCACCCATGATCTTGAGCGACTCGTCCAGTTCTTCCTGGTCCACGTAGCCTGTTTCACTGGCCTTGTGCATGGCGCAGTACCAGGACGGATCTTCCTTGGCCATGTGGTAGGTTTCCCAGAACTCGTTCTTACCCTTAGGCGTACCGATGAATGTAGCGCGACCTTTGCGATCGGCCAGGGCAGGACGTATGACCGTCTGCCAGGCGTTCATCGGGAAGTCAGCAGGCTCATCAAGTACCACGGCGTCAAAATACAGACCACGCATAGAATCGTAATTGTCAGCACCAAACAGGCGTAGACGCGCCCCGTTAGGGTAATCAATCCTGAGCTCAGACTCGTTAATCTTGATGCCAGGAATGGCCATTGAGTAATGCTTCGCATAATCCCACGCAATTGATTTGGCCTGGTTGTAGTACGGGGCAATGTAGCCAACACGGACATTTTCCCTGTCGATTGTCATTGCATCACGTATTAGGTCGTTTACAGCTGCTACTGTCTTACCGCAACGGCGATGGGCTACCAGGCAGGCAAACCGTTCTGTGCGGCTATGGAATGCACGCATGACCTCACGCGGCTTGTAGGGAATGATGACCTCAGTTGGCATTACCCTTCCCAGGAGATCTTGATAGAACCGTCAGAGCTGACGTGATCAGTCTGTGTCTTGTCAGAGTAGTCGTGATTGGCCAGGACTAGCTTGGCCAGTGGCGCGACATACTCGCCTACAAGCGCCTTATCCAGGACCGTAAATTCTTGCTCAGATCCAATGTGCTCTAACGTGTCCGAAAAATCGGGATGTTCTTGAGCCCACTTGTAGATAGTGGACCTCGCAACACGTAATGTTCTAGCAAATCCAATGACCGATGGATGATTGTGATTGTGTACCGACTCCCAGTCACCCTCAGCATAAGCATATGCCAGGTCGATGAATGCAGGATCGTACTTAGTTGGTCTACCTTTTTCCATGCCAATACCCTGTGCCAACGGCGTCCAAAGCGTAAGTGAATACTAACATACTATACAAAAAAAAGCCCCTGGCAAGTACCAGAGGCCAAATTGATGTC